ATTGCTGCATCTGCGTTATCAAGCACGGCAATGGCAGCATCCATCTGAGGACCTGTTAGTTGATCCTTAGGTATATCTCCAATTGTCTTTGCAAGTGCTGTTAGATCTGCATTTGCTTCCTGTGTGGTAGATAGGAAACCGTGTAACTTGCCTGCTGCTTCATAGTATTCTGGACTAAATGTATCTGCCGCATAATAGGCATTAGTTAATTCTTTGTATTGTGCTACTTGATCAGGAGTCATTGTTAAATCATAGTTATAAAAGAATCCGTTAATGTTACCTGACATTTTTAAATTCTGAGCACCATCAAGCACACCTGCATCAAAACCTGCATCTGCTACTGCCTTGTCCACTGCCGCTGTAAAGTTGGCTTTTTGAAATTGATCCAACATGGCATCGGCTTCTGCTTCACTGGCACTTGCAATATTGTCAATGATGTTGTCACTTATGCCTTGGATTGCTGCACCAGCAAGAGCACCATATGCTGCTGTTTTGACTGACTTACCAACCGCTGTTGAAAGTTTTGATCCCTGTAATAAATCTTTTGTTGCTCGTGCAAGGAAACCTGCTACTGCGCCGCCCGCTGGTCCGGCTGCAAGTGCAGCGGCTGCTGTTAGGATACCCACTGCTATGGTTGCCTTGCCTGGATTTTCCTTTGCCCAGTTGCTTACGCCCTGAATGGCTTGGACAATCTTTGAATCCTTGTTGTTTGCCGTAATCTGTTGTTTGAGCTTTTCAAATTCTGCATCCGCATTTTTGATCGGACCTGCCTTCTGAACCATTCCGCCCAATTGATTGATTAGGTCATCAATTTTTTTCACGGCCTCCACGGGCAGTTTTGCTATGTCAACGGTCTTGCCCGCCAGCGTTCTATTGTCTCCGGCATTCTGTTCAACGCTCTTGAATATTCCCGCAATTTGATCCTGCGAAAGTGCTGCTTCAAAAATTACCTGTTCAACACTGGCCACCCAGGGTGTTATCACACGCTGTTCAAAAAGTGTTAGTTGGGGATTACCAAATTCTTCAGTAACCATCTTTCTATTTTGTATCTGGCCAAGTCTCATTAGAGCAACCTCATTAATTGTTGTTTTTCTCTCATCGGAAGATTAGATAATTGATCTGCGAGTTCTGGCGGTAATTTTGAACCGGGTTTTGCAAATTGATCCTTGGCTGATTGTCCCGCGGATTTCAATGCTCCGCCAAAACCACCACCCTGTGCATCCGCAGGCGCACTGCCCTTGCCAGTGTCTATTTGACCACCTTCATCGCGTTCAATTGCCTGTCTAACTGCTGCCATAAAAATCTTATCTAACTGTCCGCTACTTAATACTACTGCGGCATCGTCCTCAAATATAAACTGTGCTTCGCTCCAGTCAATTGATTGATTAACAAGTTTTTTCTCGCTTGGTAATGGAATCTTTTTCTTGCCACCCTTGATTGATATTCCATTATCTGTATTGGGTTGGTTTCCTGTTTGTGTGTTTTGATTGGGTTGGTTTCCTGTTTGTGTATTTGTATTTTGATCGGTGTCGGTCTTCTGTGCATCTTGTTTTGCCATTGCATCCTTGGCACCTTTTATACCACCCTTAACTGCATCAACTGCTCCCTGTGCAACGTTTCCTATGCCCTTGGCAACATTGCTAATTCCTTTTCCTATACCACCAGCAACCGTTCCTACAGCGGATCCAATCTTCTGCCCGGTTGTAACCTTGGACATTTCCTCTTCGGCGGCTCCTGTTGGGTAATTGTTTTTCTTAAGAAAGTCTATTAATAATTGTGGTGTAGCGTCTTTTTTAATTTTTCCAAGGTAGATTTCAAATTGATCTTTCAACCAGTTTGCTTCCTTGCCTGCTTCCAGATCTCCCTGTGCTCGTTTATCACCCGCAAATGCCTTTACTCGTGAACCCATTCTTGATAAAAAACCCTGAGGTGCTTCATCGATCTGTTGTTCCGTAATGATTTCTTCTAAACGCATTGATTATCTTTCCATAACTGTTATGTAGTGTTATTTATTCCTTTACACTGTGAGTAAGATCTAAAGATCTTATGCGTTTTCGCTTGCGCTCAACGCATTTTTTCTTCTTTCTTACTTTATATATATGAACACAACAACTGCGAAGCAGTTTTGTTAGCATCATGTAGATAGTAGAGCCACAATTCGCCCGTTGCCGGACGAATTAGTGTTGTTGAGCTTCATGTGAGTTAGCGTCACCAACCTGTTAAAGAAGATTACATATAATATGTGTGGAGGCGGCAGACCTTCAACCCCCTACTTCAGCATTCGCAATATCCGCGGAAAGCAGTTAATCCCTAACAGTCGAAATCACTTGCTTTGTGGTTGTATCTTTTTCACAGAGCCACATCTTTCATGCCTTAAGTTAGCATTGTCCTTGCAACGCACCAGTATCTGAACGCACACTGCCCACACGGCAGGCGTCCTCAAGATGGGTCGAGCAGCCCCGACCAAACCATGTTGCTATGTTAAGCCTTGTTTTTGATGTGTCTTTCTAGGAGTGCCTTGCGCAATTTGTCTGAACCGCCTACTCTAACATTGATTATGCCGTTGTAATAATCGTCTGATTCCAATACCCTACGATCAAACTGTTCTCTTGCCTCGAGATATGACATTTCACCTCTGCCTCTACACATGTAAAGTATTTCCCTTGTAAAATTTTCTGGACCTAATGCTTCTACGTCAGCCTGTAGCCTATCGGATGAACCCCAATATTCCTTCCAGTCTGACTCCTTATGGCCTCTGCGTTTATTTTTCTTGCCTTTGAGAGGTGGCTTTGTGGTTTTAAATTTGGCTAATTTCTTGCCTATGTATTTTTTATTGTTGGTAGTATTGGTAATGAGATAAACGAAGCCTTCGTATTCATCAGGAATACTGTCAATAGTCTTGCCTTCAAATGTCCAACTCGCTGTCTCCATCAGTGTTACTTACTTTTGATGGACGACCAACCATGCCTTTTCTGGCTTGCTTTCTTTCCTGCCTTTTATCTTGTATTTCCTTGCGCCTTACACTTGCAAAATTACGTATCTCGGATAGCCAAAATCTACTCTTGATTCCGGCTTCATCACTTCCTTTGTATTCAAAGCGTTCCTGCCACTTGAAATAGTTTTGGAATGCTTCGATCATCTTGTCATGACTATCAGTTGCCATAAAACTATTGGACTATTTCTATATCGTTTGAATATGAAGTAAATCCATTCTCCTTGATTACTTTTAATACATGATTAACACGCCCTGCTAGATCATCTCTATGCGAAATTAAGAATACGTTTTTGTTTCTTTCTCGTGTCATTTTCTTGAGAATACTAATACTGCTTTCAACACCAGCACTATCCATACCACTGTCTACCAATTCATCAATGAACAGTAGATTAATACCGTGATATAGTGATTCCCATACATCTCTAAATGCCCAACTTAGACTTAAAATGAGTCTATTTCGTTCACCTCTACTGAGATTATCAAAGTCTAAGTCCTGTCCCAGTTGTGTAATAACCACCGTTAAATCGTTCTGAAATTCCACAATGTGTGGTAATCCTACCTTGGCAAGATAGTATGTTAAACGCTGATTTAGATATGCTAGATTCTGTTCAATAATCTTTTTACGCACAAACGAATCCTTGTTTGTGAGCAATTTGTATAGGAAATCCTGATGATCCTTTACCTTTGTAAGTTCATTCAGTGCGTCAAAACTCACTTCCTGTAGTGCAGTTTCCTTTAGATCCTCAATCTGTTCCGCATAAGGATTAGTTTCTTCCTGCTTCTGTCCTAGTTCCTTCTGCAGACTCTCGACCGTATTCCTGTGGTTGTATGCTTCTTCCACTGAATCATACTGCGTTACGGGGCAGTTTTCAAGTTCTCCGATGTCCTTTACAACTTTTGCGTGTTCGTCATATTGCGTTTCGTTGGCCAGGATCTGTTGTGCTGCTTCCTGCAACATTTCTTCCTTCTGCTTCTTAATTTCTTCCTGCTTGTTGTCGTGTATCTCCTGCCCACACGCATAACATTCGTGCTTGTCAATTGATTCCAGTTCCTTTTGCAGTTTAGAAATTAATTTTTCCTGCTTTTCGTTATCGGCTGTGATGTTAGCCATCCAACGCTGTGCTTCTTCCAGTTTATTCTTGTCTGCGTTAAATTTCTCCCAACATCTATGTGCCTCAATTTCCGCTTCAATGTCAATCTTTTCCAATGCAGCAATGCTCTGTTCCAGTTCCTTAACGGTTTGCTGTTTATTATCTTCCCATAGCCTCTGCTTGCGTTCAAGGCTTTCTATATTCTGCTCAATTCTTTCGTTGCTTGCCTTGACAGTTTCAATTCTAGTATTTTCTGCATTAATGGCGTCTCTGTTTTGGCGCATCTTTTCCTTGAGTGCCTCTGCCTTTTCAGAAAGCAGTGTAATTCCTAGCAGTTGTTCGATGATAGCACGCTGATCGTTTGGCTTTGAAGCAAGGAATGGTTCGGTGTATGTGTTCAATGCAAGAATGTGCTTGAACATGTCATGGCTCATGCCAAACAGGTTTTCAATATCCTTCTGCGTTTCTCTGCTATCTCCCTGTGCTTCATCGGTATCAGATGGTTCCTGTTCAGTTCCATTAACTGTGAATTTTAATACGTTGGGTTTTCTTCCTCTATGGATAGAATATTCAACTCCATCTTTTTCAAAATCAATCGTAACCAGCATTCCCTTGCCGTTAATCTTGTTGATGAGATTATCACGTTTAATATTTGTTAAGGCATTTCCATAGATTGCATAACTTAGTGCGTTGACGATAGTGGTTTTACCAGTGCCGTTTCTGGAACCGCTATCATCTCCGCCCAAGTCTAGGTTTTCACCTAGCACAAGTGTGAGCTCGCCCTTGTCAAAGTCAATGGCCTGGGTTTGATTGCCCACACTCATAAAGTTTTTTACCGTGATGTTTTTTATTTTAATCATAGGTCCTGATAAATCTCCGTTAGCATGCGCCTGTCATACGTTTCGCTGTCCAACTGTTCAATCTGATTCATTACGATGGTATCAACGCTTTCAAATGATAAGTCTATAGGATCAATGTTTGACTCCACTTCTACCTTTTCTGGAATCAACATGAGTTCACGCAATTTAAACTGCGGAATAAACTGCTCCTTAATAAAGTTTGCCTCCTCAAAGGTAATCTGCACGTCAATGGTTACACGGGCATGCATCTTTTCTCTAAGATGCTCTTCTGGTTTGTCCAATAGTTGCGAAAGTTTAAACGTTCTATATACTGGCTGATCCGCCCAAGTTTTGTATTCTGGAACCCCGCCCCACTCCAACAGCATCATGCCACGCTCATCATCCCACGCATCTGCGTAGTTGTGTGGAAATGCGTTACCAATATAGGTTACATTGCCTTTTGTCTGTCGCTTATGGAAGTGTCCTGAGAACACATACTCCTGATTGACAAAATGATTTGCCTGTAGTTCGCCGTGATCAGGCATTTCTACCATTGCATTCATCTTAAAGTACGGAAGCTCGAAGTGTCCAAACACGTATCTTGATTTGATATCCTTAACACTCTTCCATTCTTCACCAACCAACCAAGGAAGAAGTGTTACTTCACCTTCCGTAAATAGTTCCGTGATAGGAATAATGTTAGGAAACAATCGCATGAACTCGATGGAGTTAATCTCACGCTTGTCCTTATAGAACAAGTCATGGTTACCAACCATGAAATAAACTTTTTCGAATGTTTCGTTGAGTCTTTCTAAATTGGAAACTGTATAGTTCATTGTGCTAACGTCTGTGGTTGCACGGTTATGGTGCCAATCTCCCAAGAAGATGCAGGTTTCAGCACCAGCGGCTTTGGCTTCTTCGCAAAACCATTTTACAAATTCTTCACAATCAATGTTGTGTGTCCTGCTTCCACTCTTCATTCCAAAGTGAATATCCGTAAAGCAGGCTGCTTTTTTAAATAACGGCATTTTTACTCCTTACTATATTGTAATGGAAATTAGACAACTTGTCAAGACTTTTTCTTTTCACCACGCGGAACAGTATCACCATTGTCTCTATCCGCATTTTGTCGTGTCCAACTCGGATTCATTCCATTCATTTCGAGTATGTCATCTCGAATATTTTGGTTTCTTTTTTCGATATTAATGATTCTAACGAATGAATTGGTAACTGCCGCGGTATAGTATGCGAATGGATTCTGTGATTTTGATTCATCAAATTGCAATCCAATCTGTGCTAGTTGTAAAATGGCTTGTCCTTTCATCTCATCATTATAGGTATAGCCTCTAACATTACCACGTGTTGCGTATCTGTCGCACAGTTTCATCCACATAAGTGCTAGTTTGTTGGTTGCCTTGCCAACCTTTGGATTGAAAAACCCATTTTCCATACCACCTTCCCAGTGGCTCTTGCCCACGCAGATTAAGTTGTTCTTTTCATCAAACTTCCAATGTTGGAACGGTGGAAAGTTTACCTTTACGTGCCTATCGGCAACAGACTTTTTGGTTTTCTTCCTTGTAAGATCCTCCGGAATGTGTTCGAATGTCATAATGCGGAAGATTAGATCCGTTTTTTCCATCTTGCGATAATCAATTTCAAACTGCTTTGCAGGAATCTTTTTACCAGCAGCCTCTACGGCCGCTTCATGATTTTGTTTAGCCAATCTTGAAGCACGATTCCTTTTTGCTTCTGCAATGGTTCTTATGTTAATTTTTTCAAGACTTGGCAGGATAACATCGAATTGATGATATTCAGGGTCAACATAGGAGCAAAATGTGTTTTTACTGCGGTGTATCTCTGCCAATAGGTCTTTGTTTGTTAGATATTTAATTTTTTGCATAATTGTGAACGTTCTCCTAATATTTATTATAATAGCACATAATGATAGAAATAAATAGAGTAAAGATAAGGAAATATTACCAAAATGAGTTTACCACCTAATCCACAAGCACAATTGGTTGCTAAGATTGACAGTGCAGTTTCTGAAGGACTAAAGGCCGCCGAACAGGCAGGATCTCAAATTTCAAACCAGTTTGAAAAGGCTAGGCTAGATGCCAAGATGGATAAACTGGGTGCAGGATTTACCAGCGGTTTTAACCAGGCAGCAGCAGCGGGTGCTACCTTTAACGATCAAATAAACACAGGTATGGGCAATGTTGCTGATGTGATTACAAATAAAGTTGGCGACGGTTCGATAAGTTCTCTTACTAGCACGATAGGAAGTTTTGGTAATGCAATAGGAGATGCAGCAGAAGGTGTGTTGGGAGCAGCAGCAGGTGCTGGAAAGGAAATTGGTGCGCTGGCAAGTAAACTAACAGGAGGAAATCTTGCTGGAGGAGTATCAAGCATAGCAAGTGCCATATCAGAAGGTGCAGGAAAATTAAACGATTTCCTAAGCCTAAAGCGCGGAGCCAACCTACCCCAGGAAGGAGAATTGTTCCAGACACAAGGAGAAGGAATTCAAGTGTTGCCTTCAAACGGAGATGACTGGCGTGTGAGGATCGGTTGTGATTTTAACATTTTTGCAGGAAATAAAATAATAGACCTTATTAAAGCATCGGACGGAGTTGTATTTCCTATACTACCAGAAATAACTTTTTCAACCAAGGCAACTTATTCTTCAATAGATCCCGTGCATAACAACTATCCATTCCAGGCCTATAAGAATTCACAGGTAGACGAAATCAATATTTCAGGAACATTCGTTGCTGAAAAAGAGGATCAAGCAGCATACTGGATCGCAGCAACAACATTCTTTAAAACTGTTACAAAGATGTTCTTTGGCAGGGGCGCACTTCAAGGTGCACCCCCTCCTATCTGTATACTAAATGGATATGGTGCCAGCGTGTTTGATAACGTGCCTGTTGTTGTTAAATCATTTAGTGTGGATTTTACTGAAGATGTAAATTACATACGTTGTAATGCGTTTGGTACAGGAACATGGGTACCTATAACGAGTACCATTAATGTTATTGTTCAGCCTGTCTACAATAGAAGAAATCTAAGGCAGTTTAGCCTACAGGATTACGCAAAAGGAAATTTACAAACTCCTGGCAAGATGGGATACTTATAATAATGGCGGTATACAAGCAATCATCACCCTATTCAGCAACCAAGCAGAACAATCTGTATCTTGAACTATTAAGCATCAGGCCTGTTCCCGCACAGAAGGACGATTTTTTATACACGATTGAGAGCCAATATGAGCGTCGACCTGATCTATTGGCCTACGACCTATATGGTGATCCTAAATTATGGTGGGTGTTTGTTCAAAGAAACATGGAAACTATTAAGGATCCGATCTATGATTTTGTTCCTGGCACAAAAATATATATCCCCAAGAATTCCAATCTAAAGAAATTTTTAGGAGTCTAGAATGGCGGACCTAAAAGAGTATAGAATACAATCAACAGGCGGAGCCTCTAACGTTAACATCACTGAAGAGACCAGAAAAAATCCCTACATCGTAACACGAATCAACGGCCAGGATGTTAAGGTGTATGGAACCCAGGAGCAGTTGGATGCATACCAAAACAAGAAACCGGACGGAACACAGAAACAGCCAACAGCAGAAGAAACAGCCGTAGCAAGGGGATTTATCAGACAGGTTGCTTTCAAACAAGAAGCAGCAGTTAATAACATTGATGAGGAAGGCAAGGGAGATATTGAGGAATCAAGCCAAGAAACTAATGCTGGAACATCAGGAACTAATCTTAACGGTCTTGTGCCCAACCCATTGGATGATTTTGCATCAATAAATCATTTGTGGACGCTGGCAGTGCTGACGCCCAAGCAGTTTAATAATCCTAATCTATATAGAAATGCAGTAGGATTTAGTTTTGCGTCACAGAACTATAACGTGTCGACCACCCAAACAATACTTGATCCTGTATTAGGAAATGATGAGGAAGTGACTAGAACTTCTAATCTATCATCCAGCATAGTATTTTCAAGTGCAGGAAGGGCAGATGCTGAAAGGGTAAACACAGCGTTTGGAACTCCAGAATATTTTATAAACAATTTTGAAATGGTATCCGTTATTGCAGCAAACCCTAAGACCGGAAATCAAAATGCAATTAGTTTTACGTTTGAAATTTATGAGCCATATTCGATGGGACTGCTACTACAATCTCTACAGAATGCGGCAATCAAGGCTGGATATGTAAACTATCTGGACTCGCCATTTCTGCTTAAACTTGACATTATAGGATTTGAAGACAATTCACAAGTTAAGCAAACAATCAAGCCCAAATACTTTATATTGAAATTAAAGAAGGTTACATTTAACGTTGACGAAACGGGTAGTAAGTACGCGGTCGAAGCGTATCCATATAACTATCAAGGATTTTCCGATACTGTTGATACTGCATTTACGGACATTAATATTTCAGTTTCGACAGGAACACCCACGGTAGCATTTAATCAAGGACTGGTTGACGAAAGAGGAACTGTAAAAGATGTATTGGCAACCGGAAATAATAGCCTGGTAGCACTGCTTAACAAGAATGAAGAACTGAACGTCCAACAAGGAAGATACAAAATCAAGGACAGATACGAAATTCATTTTCCCGAAACACCAGATCAGCGTTTTACAAATTTTAATGAACAGAGCAATGACTCCGCAGGAGCAACTGAGGATCCAGAAAAATCATCAAACAAATCTGTTGGCGGCACTGATGTTGATGCCACGACGAGCAAGAACGTTGGCAGCAATCCTATATCCAAATCCGACTTTGGATTTGACGTAAAGAAAGGCGGTAACTTTCCATTCAAGAATGATAAGGATGTGGTTGACGAAGAAACCAAGCGTGTGATTAGAGGAATCATGCAGGTAGATGAAAAGAATAGATCCTTTCACTTCACGCAAAAACAAAAACTAACAGACATCATTACCCAGGTTATTCTTAGTTCAACATGGGCAAAGCAGGCAACGCAGAAGGCAACAAAGGCTGACGGAATGATTGACTGGTTCAAGATTGATGTGCAGGTTGAGTTTCTTGACTATGATGTCAGCATTGGAGATTTTGCAAAGAAATTCATCTACAGGGTAGTGCCGTTCAAGGTTCATTCAAGCATATTTGGAAATCCTAACTCCATTCCTGTGGGATATAGTGAATTGGAAAAACAGATTGTTAAAAAATACGAATACATCTACACAGGACAGAACACGGAAATATTGGATTTTAATATAGAGATAAACTATCTATTCTACAGTGGTGCTAACCCTCAATCAGAAACCAAAACCAAGACTGAACAGAAACCAGATCAGACAAACACTGTTGAAGGAAAACCATTTCTTACAAAAACAAACACAGGAAATGAAACTGCGGCACAGGCAGCCAATCTTGGTAAATCAAAGGTTAAGAAAAACCCCAATCTATTTTCTATAATGAGAGGTGGTAGTGGTGATGCTGATGTTGAACAAAAAATTGCCGAAAACTTTTATGATGCGTTTATTAACGTTACCAGCAGTGACTTGGTTAAGGTTGATTTAACCATAATGGGCGACACATACTATCTAGTTGATAGCGGACTCAGCAATTATTTTTCCGCACCTTCGTCACAGAGTTCTCAGCTCACGGAAGATGGCACCATGAACTACGAAGCTCAGGATGTTTACATATATCTAACCTTTAGGACTCCTGCGGACATAAACGAAAAAACAGGATTGGTTGAATTTTCAAACAAGGATAAGGTAAGTCCATTTAGCGGTATATACAGAGTAGTAAGATGTACAAGCAGGTTTAGTGATGGAAAATTTACGCAAGAATTAAGATGCATTAGAATGCAAGGACAACCAACTGACTATGACGGCAAAAATCTTAACACCAACAAGGAAACATCAACGACAGTGATAGAGGGAGAATCCACGGAAAAAACTAATGTCAGTGAAGAAACTAAAAATACCGAATATGACTTTTTAATGAATCAAAATCAGGAAGAGCGTGAATTTGACATAGAATTAAACGAAGGTGTAACATAAAATGGCAATACAGAGAAGAGTTCCAAACAAAGAAACAGTCGGGGTTAGCCTAGGATCGGGAATTCAACTAGCCAAAGTAGTAAGCCTCATGGATCCAACGTTTAATGGCAGGCTCCGTGTAACGCTACTTAAGGATCAGGGAAACGACATAGGTGCGGACAGGCAAACATACACGTTAAATTATGCTTCACCATTCTTTGGTTATACTCCATTCGAAGCAATGGGTAAAAACAATGATAACTTTAACGACACGCAAAAATCCTACGGCATGTGGTTCGTCCCACCAGATGTAGGAGTCACAGTTTTGTGTGCGTTTGTTGATGGAGATCCTGCAGAAGGTTATTGGTTTGCGTGCCTTCCGCCAAACTTTGCCAATAATATGGTACCGGCAATAGCAGGAACCACGCAGGTAGAACTTACTGATGAGGACAAGAAAAAATTTGACACGGCACAGCCACTTCCAACAGGAGAAATAAACAAGAGATTCAATCAAAAAGAACAGGAAAAGGATCCCGACAAGATTAAGAAACCGGTCCACCCTATTGCGGATAGATTCCTTGAACAAGGAACGCTGGAAGATGATGTGAGAGGAGTGACAACCAGCTCGGCAAGAAGGCAAGTTCCTAATTCCGTATTTGGTATTTCCACACCAGGTCCGCTGGATTGGAGAGATGGCAGCAAGCGAATGACAACAGGACCAACTGATAATCAGTCATTAGATGGGGTAGCGGTATCAAGACTTGGTGGCACACAGTTTGTGATGGACGATGGTGATGATAGATATGTCAGACAAACCAAGGCAAGCGATGGCCCGGTAAAATACATAGACTTAATTGAAAAAAGATTTTTTGATAAAGAAGCACAACCAACCAACGAAAAGGGCGACCCAACTGTTCCGTATAATGAATACACGAGACTGAGAACTAGGACAGGCCACCAACTGTTGATGCATAACTCAGAGGACCTTATCTACATAGGAAATTCGAGAGGAACGTCCTGGATTGAAATGACATCTAATGGAAAGATTGATGTGTATGCCGCAGACAGCATCAGTGTGCATTCTGAAAATGATTTAAACATTAAGGCTGATAGGGATGTGAACATTGAAGCAGGAAGAAACATAAACATGAAGGCAACTGCCGAATACGTTTCTCCCACGGAACTGCATCGAAGAGATGATGATGGTAATCCTATTCCTAAGATACAGGATGGCAGAGAATTTGAAGCAGGAAGAATACAGATAGAAAGTGCCTTCAATATGAATTTGTTAATTGGTGCCAATGGTAAAATAGAAACTAGGAATTATGAAAATGTTGCAGGTGTTCCTACTGACGGCGACTTGGACATCAGCGTGATAGGTAGCACAAGATTTTCAACAGGCTACGGAATTGTTACTCCTCATGATTACGAAGTAAAAGTTTTTGGAGACACATTAATTAAAACTACCGGCAACTTAGATCTTAACACAGAAGGAAACAATGCTTATAGTGCCGGAGGAACGACAGATATTCTAAGTGGCGGAAATCATACAGAGACTGCTGCACAGATACACATGAATGGTCCTCAGGCAAGACAAGCAGATGAAGCAGTTGCAGCAGAAACAATTACAGACTTGCACCTACATACGGCACTTTTCAACAATGTGGAAGTTGGTTGGCCCAAGTTAAAGTATCTAGACGGAAAAATTAAATCAATAATGAAACGAATCCCCATGCATGAACCCTGGGCTCTGCATGAAAACTTTTCTCCGGCAACGCAGACGGAACAGTTTACTGACAGGGAACTAGAGGAGTAATACAATGAAGAAGATATACAATCAAAAGGCAGTGGCAGTTAACTCAGCCAGTGTGGGATCTGCTGGAGCGAATACCTATACCTATAGGGGATTTAACTCCAAGAACAAGTCAAGCGGATTCAAGTTGTATGATATTGACTTGGTAAAGCAGGACATAATCAATCATTTCTACATAAGAAAGGGTGAAAAGTTGGAAAATCCATCCTTTGGAACCATCATATGGGACATGATTTTTGAACAATTTACGCCAGAAGTCAAGAACATGATAGCCAAGGACGTGGAAACCATAATAAACTACGATCCTAGGGTAGTCGTGAAGAATGTCAGCGTTGCCAGCACGGAACAGGGCATGCGAATAGAAGCGGAAGTGGTTTACGTTCCATTCAATGTGAGCGAAAGGATGACGTTTAACTTTGACAGAAATAACTCCGTTATAAACTAAGCACTTAATTACAAGGGCTAAATATTGCAATAGGATACTAGTTAATGAGCACAACGTCAAGACAGAACAATTTAATACTAAATCAGGACTGGACACGCATCTATCAAACCTTTAGAAATGCGGATTTTAAGTCCTATGATTTTGAAAACATTCGCAGGGTAATAATCAACTATCTGCGCGAAAACTATCCTGAAGATTTTAATGATTACATTGAAAGTTCTGAATACATGGCGCTGGTTGATGCTGTTGCATTCCTTGGACAGAGCCTTTCGTTTAGATTGGATTTAGCCAGCAGAGAAAACTTTCTTGAATTGGCAGAGCGCAAGGAAAGCGTTCTACGAATTGCCCGCATGCTGTCATACAATGCGAAGAGAAACATAGGTGCCAGCGGACTGCTAAAATTTAATTCAATAAGCACCACAGAAGACATCATAGATAGCAATGGTAGGAATCTTGCACAGCAAACAGTGAAGTGGAATGATCCTACAAACACCAACTGGGCAGAACAGTTTGTATTAATACTTAATGCAGCGATGTCTGATAACACTGAGTTTGGTAAGGGACAAGGATCTGCCACCATACAGGGTATACCAACCGAGCAGTATAGATTTAGAACAACGACAAATGATGTTCCTCTGTTTACTTTCACAAAATCAGTTGCAGGAAGAAACATGGCATTTGAGTTGGTTAGCACAGCATTTAAGGATTCAGAAACAATTTACGAGGAGCAGCCTGTTCCAGGAAACCAATTAGGATTCGTATATAGGCAGGATGGCAAGGGCCCATCAAGCGCAAACACAGGCTTCTTCCTACAATTCAAGCAGGGCAGCCTTGAGTTTGCGGACTTTAACATAGCAACACCAACCACAAATGAAACTATTGCAGTTGAAAGTAATAACATCAATAATGATGACATATGGTTATTTGGGTTGAATTCAAGGGGCGGACAGCAAACTGAGTGGACCAAGGTAGACACACTTACAGGAAATAACATTGCCTACAACAGTTTAATTGGAAACATAAAAAACATTTATGCAGTTTCCACACAACCCAATGATAGGGTAAATCTAGTATTTGCTGACGGAACCTATGGAAACCTACCACAGGGTGCATTTAGAATTTTCTATAGGGTGAGCAATGGACTTGAGTATTCAATAGCACCTACCGACATGCGTGGTATTTCGATAGATGTTAACTATGTTAACAAGTCTGGCATAGCCCACACATTAACAATTAATCTCGGATTGCAGTACACGGTAAACAATGCGGCTGCAAGTGAAAGCACGGATAGCATTAGGCAGAATGCACCAGCACTTTATTATACACAGAATAGGATGGTAACTGGTGAGGATTACAATCTTGCACCATTAGCAAGTTCACAGAATATTTTAAAATTAAAGGCAGTTAATAGGACTTCGAGTGGCATCAGCAGAAACTATGACATCATAGATGCGAGCGGCAAATACAGTTCGGTAAATGTGTTTGCGGATGACGGATATATCTACAAGCAGGATTCGGAGAGAAGTTTATTCCTTAAATTTACTAGCAAGACAGAAATTATTAATTTCCTAAGGCAGAACATCGAAGGAGCATTTTCTGACAAGGATCTATATAATTTCTACATAACAAAATACGAAAGGGTTACATTCAGTGAACAGACAACAGTATGGACAAGCATAACTAATGATTTGAATAGCGGCACTGGATATTTTACCAACACCATTGACAACAGTTTGCTCAAGGTTGGAACCTATTCCACAAGCAGCCTAAAGTTTTTAACCGTTGGATCATCAATAAAATTTATTCCGCCGACTGGATTTAGTTTTAAGAAGGGTAAATTGGTTGAAACTAATCCTACCGACATAGAACAAACAAATTATATATGGACCAAGGTGGCTAGTGTTGTTGGAGATGGTACCAACGCTGACAGAGGAGCTCTTGCTAGCGGACTTGGCCCAATTACATTTAATGAGAATATTCCAACAGGCGCAATTGCCAGTAACATAGTTCCAAAGTTTGTGAACGATTTAGACGTTGCACTAGAAACAGAAATTACAAATTTAATGTTTGCTAATCTTAATTTTGGATTGAGATATAGCACTGTTGATACATCATGGAAGATTATACAGAATCAAAACTTGGATTTAATCAATAATTTTAGCCTTGGTAAGGCAGGAGACACTACCAATGAAAACTTAGATGCGTCTTGGTTGTTTGCGTTTGTTAAAGAAAACGATCAATACGTTATAAGAATAAGAACTCTAAATTATGTTTTCGGAAGTGTTGAACAAAATAGATTTTATTTTGATAAGAACGAAAAAGCCTACAACAATCTAACAGGACTTTTAAACAAGGATCTAGTAAACATTTTAGGCATCAACAGCCAAACTAATAGTGCTTCAGCACTAGGTAGAGATTATAAGTTTGAAATTACTGATACAATAGAGTTTGATGACGGATATGAAAGCAGCAAGGAAATTAAATTAAGTTTCAACGACAGTGATAGTGATGGAGTGGTTGATGATCCTGATTCATTTATACAGGTTGCAGGAGCAGATGTAGATGCAAATTATTTGTTCTTTGTAAAAAGCACCGATGAATACGGAACAGAAATATTTAATATATTTGATAATTCAAATAATACAATTATAATTGCAACTAGAGAAGCATTAATAAATGTAAACGATTACGATGATGGACAATTAATTTATTTTAGCGACGTGGCAGAAAATAGAGTGAAGCGTGTTGATAGAAATACCAATACACTAATCTTAGACAGTTCTTATGTTGCTTACATTGGTAGAAGAAATTTAAAATTCCAATACACTCATGCTGCTAGTGAGGATAGAAGAATAGATCCTAGTGTTACTAATATTGTTGATTTATTTCTATTAACAAAAAATTACGACACAGCATTTAGAAATTATCTAGCCGGTGCAACCACAGAACCTGTGGCACCGACTACTGACAGCCTAAGGGTTGAGTTTGGAAGCAATTTGTCTGCAATCAAAACAATAAGTGATGAAATAATTTATCATCCTGTCAAGTATAAAGTTTTATTTGGTAGCAAGGCAGCAGTTAAATTACAAGCGGAGTTTAAGATTGTTAAGAATACAAGCAAGGCAATTAATGATAATGATCTCAAGGTAAGAATAGTGAATGCTATCAATCGATTTTTTGCAATTAGCAATTGGGACTTTGGAGATAGATTTTATCTCAGCGAACTAACAACTTATGTCATTAATTCAGTCACACCGGATGTCACAAACTTTGTCATCCTGCCAAGGGCAACGGATCAATCATTTGGTAGCCTTTTCGAAATTCAAAGCAAGCCAGACGAAATTTTTGTAAGCGGAGCAACGGTTGATGACATAAAAATTGTCTCAAGCATTACTGCTGCTGAAATAAGAACCGGTACTGGTACAGTAGTGAGTGATGCATAATGGCAGATAAAGTATATCCTAACAGTCAATTACCAATTAGAAAGTCTAGCGATTTATTACCGCAGACTTTTAGAACGGATGTAAATGACAAATTTCTTTCTGGTGTTGTTGATCCTCTAATACAACCAGGTGCACTGGATAAATTGTCCGGATACGTGGGTAGAAGGTTTGGCAAGACATATAATGGTAATAATGTTTATCTTGATACTGATAACACCCTAAGAAGTAGATATCAACTGGAACCGGGTGTCACCGTAGAAAACAATCAGGTAGTAACCAAGTTCTATGATTATCTAGATTTTAAGAATATTGAAACTTTCTTTGGTAATGGTAATGAAAGAGATGATAAGACTACATTCCAGGAACACTACAGTTGGAACCCTCCCATTGATTGGGATAAATTTGTAAACTATAGAGAATACTATTGGGTTCCTGCAGGACCTCCCACCGTGGCTGTTTTCGGACAGGCGCAGAGCGTGCAATCAACCTACAAGGTTAATCAAGGAATAGGTTCATCGTGGGTGTTTACTCCGGACGGGTTAACAAACAATCCAACCATTACCCTATACAGGGGACAGACATATGAATTTACAGTAAACTCACCAGGCGAGCCTTTTGTATTAAGAACAAATTATGATACTGGTAGTTTAAATTATGAGCCACTTAAAACTTACTTTCCTGGGGACCTTGCAGTCTTTGATGGTAAGTTATGGCGTGCCCTACAGGAAATTTTGCCCGGAGATGGCAGCACCATTGATATAGATTCGCAGGATTGGGAATTGCTGGATAGCTCAGCCTCTCTCAATAGTTTAATTTATAATAATGGTGTAACCAATAATTCAGTTGAAGTTGGAACTCTAAAGTTTGAAGTTCCACTGAATGCTCCGGACGTAATCTACTATCAGAGTGCGACTGATCCTAACAGATTAGGCAGATTTATAATTGCTGATATTGAATCTAACACAGCAATAAATGTAGAAAAGGAAATACTGGGCAAGACTTATTATACCAGTGCCAATGGTGTTGAACTATCAAACGGCATGGTGGTTGAATTCCGTGGACAGGTTGAGAGCGAACAGTATGCTACCGATACGTGGTTGGTTGAGGGTGTGGGCAAGGCAATCAATCTAATCCGATTTGCAGATTTGATTCCACCGTCAATCAGCGCAAACACTCCTGAGATACTGTTTGATAATCAAGGTTTTGATACACAACCA